ATGATGAATTGTCTCTTCAACAACAATCAGACCGTATATATGGCGCCAAAATAAAAATAATAAGGAGTTTAATTGCACAACAAACAAACCAATTTAATTTAAGAGAAACTACACAACCACCACCACCACCAATCGCACCACCAATCGCACAACCAATCACACCTACAATTTCTTCCAAATCTAGTTGGTCTTTTATACCAAAATCAACACCACTTGTTATAGCAAATGGTTATTACTTATTACCAATAGAATCACACAAATTACAGTTAAATTTAGCGTTTGAAAGATGTAGGGATTCAGCTAAAAGGGTTCCTTTGTTGAATTTTTTTGAGTCACCACTCTATATACCCAAAAATTTTGGATATAAACATATATTATATTTTTTGAGAATTCCATATAAAACCAACCAAACATTTGGTACACTAACTATAGAAAGCGGCACCAAGACAATAGGTGAGGTTGTTGATAACTTTATAAGTAATCAAAACACAACAATAATGCATATACAAAAAATGTTAGATGATATTCATCTATATATAGATATTTGTAATTTAATGTATACGGAATTTTATGCTTATAAAAGTCCAAGATATCAAAGCAATTTTTTATATGAAAATATTTACCTGTATGATAGAGCACTAACAGAAACTCCATATTTTGTTTTATCACAACAAGAAAAAGATATTCTTGATGAACAACTTTATTTTGCTCTATTAAAACCATATGCAGATTTAATAACTGAAAAACTAAAAGAAAAACTAAAAGAAAAACTAAAAGGTGGTAAACTTCAAAATAAAATAAAAAGTAAACGAAAGAATACTAAACATATAAAAAGAAAAAATTTTCGTAAATCAATGCGGAATACAAATCAAACTAGACGCCGATTAATATAATTATAATGCAACAAAAATGTTGTTTATGTTTTCAAGATGTTGATCTAGACCTATAACAAGATCAAAAAGAACAAGTAAACGATCAACCCCACGATATTCAACAACTAGACCCACTTATTCATCCAATAGGATGAGAGCCATTGCTGCATAATTATGTAAATCAATTAACGTATCTCGTATTCCTTCGTCTTTTACCAAATTTACACCATTTTTGGTAATAGATATAGATCTTTGTAATTTATCTTCAATTCGCATTAATACACCAATAACACCATATTTTGCAAATGCATCTCCATAATCTACATTTTTTCTAGTAAATAATTCTAATCCTTCTTGTTGTATTTTGTGCATTTGTGCTACTCTATTACATTTTTGTATAGCTAATTGGTATCCAACATGAATTATTTTAAACTGACCCTTGTACTTTTCTAAAAAAGTATTCATTGTATTTGTTATATCAGGTGTACCTTTATAATCATCCATCCACATTATACCATTTTGGTCTAATACCCGAAAAGAATTTTCCATATCTCTTGTTATAAAATCTGGTTCATGACATCCATCAATATATATAAAATTATATGTTTCATTATTTGTCGCAAAAAAAGAATCAGATGTAACTTTATTGATTTTGATTTTGGTTGAATTCTTACAATTTGAAATGTTAAAATCAAAATTCAATTCTTCATTATTTTGCAAATATGTACCATGATCATTCGTATCAATTGTTAAAAATGGATCTACACATGTTAATCTTGAAATTGGATGATCCATGACATGATCTGCAAAAAATACGCTGGATAATCCTTCAAAACAACCTATTTCCAATATCTTATTTTCTTTTGAACTATTTAAAAAAAAACTCAATTTATTTTTGATTTCACTACCTAAAAACCAATTTTTTGTATATTTATACTCCATTATATTATACACATGTGTATTATTTAAACCGTTGATGAACAAATCTTTGTTTCGTTGGATCATAATATAAATATAAATAAATTGTATCTGTGCATTCCTTTGTTTCTTCTGTAAACACATCTAACATATGTTTCACTAAATTTTCTATTTCAAGCGTACAATATTTACCTGAAAATACACTTCTATATGTATCATTATCATATACATTTAATTCATATCTAGTCTTTCCATCTTTTTTGATAAGTTTGCATTCTAACTCATCGTCTATAAATGGTTTATTTGTAGTATCAATACATAGTGGTTTGGTGAAACACTTGCTTTTTATGATTTGGTAGATTGAAGGAGTATTCATAAAATAATTCTATATATGTTATTGGGAATAAATCAATTTTATAAATTTGAAATGAATTGTTAGACTAATTCTAGTTAAAACCATGACTACCATATTTGTGCATACTGCTTTGTTTAAAGCCGAAAAGGGTGGGTTTAATGAACTTCATATAAAAATTACGGTTGATATGGCGTCAACTTATACACTTCAATTTACAGAAAATGGACCTGATTATGAAAAAGAAGAAAAATCATATATTCATAATATACATTATTTACCGTATTCATTCATGAGTATGATTTCTGCTACTGGAGAAAATGTATTTACGAGTCCATCTCAACTTTGTCACCGTATAACAAAAATTTGTACAACTCTTGATACAGAAAAATTAGAAATGGATAATATGCTAAAATCAAAAATACAAGAAAAAAATATGCTACAACAAAAATTAGATGCTGCTATGATAGAAATAGATAATTTATATATTGAATTATCAACACGTCAAGTGCAAATAAATCAATATAAACTGTTTATTGAAAAAAATTTATAATATTTCTCGCAATTTTTCAATCTTGTCTGCTGATAAAGATGGAAATATAATATTAAATGTAATAATAAATTGTCCTTGATTTTTATCTCGTTTCATTCCGCCATTTTCTACGATTTTTTTATACTGTGGTGTAATAATAAAATCGTTATTTACAATTTTAAACTTTTTATTCTGTAAATATTCAATTTCTATCGTAAATCCACACAAAGCTTCTTTCAACGTAATTGATTGCGTATAATATAAATCCAATCCTTTTCTTTCCAACTTTGTATTATTTTTTACATTTACAATTACCTTTATATCGCCTACTCTCCCATCTATATGATTTCCTTTATTTGATATTATAAGAGATTCATTGTTATCTACACCATATGGAATATCTATATACATTGTTTCTATTTCAGTATGGCGTACACGATTAAATTCCAATTGGCGTTCAATTTCTACCGGAATACAGCATCCTGAAAATGCTTGATCTAATGTAATTTCTACAATTGCTAATATTGGAGGAGGTTTTTGCATAACCGGAAACTGAAACGAAAATGGCATTTCTTTTTGATTAAACATGTGTACTTCTGGATTTCCACCAAAAAGTGCATCAAATAAATTCATAGGTGGATTCAAACTTTGATCATACATTTTTCGGTTTCCATCATCGGATAATTGTTGATATGCTTCAGATATTTTTTTAAACATTTCTTCATTTCCGTTACATCTATCTGGATGATGTTCTAATGATAATTTTCTATATTGTTTTTTTATTTGTTCGGGTGTTGCATTTTTGGGAATTCCTAATGTATCATAATGTGTTGACATATACTATCATATCAATATTGTTTAAATCAACATTTCATTTATTTTCTATAATTCGCGATATTCTTGTGCTAACCCACATGTTGTACAACACGTCGTTGCCATACATGTATGTGAATCATATTCTATTTCTTTTTGTTGTTGTATTTCTTTTCTTACACGCATGTGCATAAACCATAAACACGTATATAACATACTTGTTACTATAATTATGTATAACTCAATTTTGCTATATGCAGTTTCAGTGATACACGAAGTATCCATTGTACATAATTGTACATCTGGGTGAAATATACATCTAGTTGGTACAGAATTTACTATCATATAATATTGATTACAGTTAGATTCATTTAATAATATACAGTATGAAATATCTGTAGAAGGACAGATATTAGTGTATAAATAATAATTCCATGAATATAAAAAATGAATTGTAAACCAAAGACTTATATATAACATACAATGTATTGCATAATTGACTTGTTTTAATTTTGCATATACATGACATGGTAACATATGACTAACAAAACAAGATTCACAATCATAATGTAATAAAGATGTTTTCCAATTTGTTAAAGGTCTATACATATTGTATACATGTAAAATAGTTTTTAATATTTCAATTTTCTAGTTAATTTTTTTACGAGATTTTCCGCCATTATAAGATGGTAACACATTTCTAAGCATTAAAGTTGTAAACAAAACACCACTAGTTAATTTTTCAAATACGGTTTCAATCATTAATTTTGAGTTAGGGGGATGAATGTTTAATGGTTGTGATTTTAATTTTAAATAATTAAGTATTGTTGATATTCCGCTGCAGAGCATCTAGAATAATTCTTTTTACGATTTCCCCTTTCATTTTTTATTTAACATTATAACCATTAATTCAAGTTGTTTAAGGTCATCACATTTAATTTTGTCTTTCGTCTGCCAAATAAATTAAAATTTTTAAACATAATTTATATCAAGTTTTAATTTTTAATTTTGTTGCTAATAAATAAGCTTTTTTGGTATGGTCGCACCCTTTATCTAATATATTATAATCCACAAGAGATGCTTTTCCTGCAGTAATTGAACTTGCTAAACGAGCTAATCCCCAAGATTGTGGAGTTTGATTTGGTCTAGATCCAGATGAATAATATGCTCCTTCACCTTTTTTTACAATTTGATTCAATGCATTTATACTGCATCCAGTTTTCATCGCCAACTCTTTATTTGGATAAATTTTTTCCATATTGTATATTTTACGAGCATTTAGGATATGTTTAGATACCTTATGTGGATAGTCTATCTGTTTACGTGTATAATATTTATGTTTTTTGTATAATTTACGCGATTTTAAAATCATACTCATTTGCAACTTTTTATCTTTTCTAGACAAAGTCTTTGGAATATATTTTGTTGGTATCATATAAAATTGAAATAAAATATTTTATTATTACAGATAATATGGATTTACCAATGATTGATGCATTAATGATCAACATGTACATTGCCGACGAGGACATAATTGAACCCGAAATTCAAATTGAAGACTTACAAATTACACCGTATACTTATAATATTACAAACAACTATTTATATAACATGTGTGTTCAATATGTAAACAATATGTTTTATCATGACACGAATCAAATCACGAACATTCAATATTATCGTATCATCAACTTTTTAAACGAATTTAATTAATTTTTAAGTGTTAAAAAATGACTCCAAAATGATGACTGTTGTGTTTTATTTTTTTCAGTTTGTTTTACATATTTAAATGCTTGTTCTGTTGCTATTTTGCTTTCTTGTTCTTCTTGATATATTAATTGTTGATTTGCTTCTTGTGCATTCAATGGAGTAAGATTTATATCTCGTTCTCGTTTTAATTCATGTATATTTTTATACTTTTGTACATAATCTTCTTCTGATACTCCTAGTACACTATTGACTGTATATGCATTTTTCAAATCTGTATAATTCTCTTTAGGACATTCTTCAATTGTACTTACTACAATTGCACGCGACTGTTTTTTTCTGTCTGCATAATTTGTATCCATATCGTCATTTGATTGTAGCCAATTTCCGTGACCATTATCATCTTCTTTAATGTAATACGTATCAAATAATTTATTAAAATCGTGATTAAAATTTGGATTTACAGATAATGAATCTACAATTTGTTTTTTATCATTATCTGCCATTCCATCTATAATTTCATCAAATGTTAAATGTGCATCCACATTTTCCTCTATTTTATGTTTAAATGAATTTACTGATTCTAAAAGCGAATATGCTTTTTTAAAAAATAAGTAATATTTGATATCTTGTTTACATTTATCCGGATGCAATGCATGCACAATTCTTTTGGCATCTTTAAAATCAGCAGGTGTGAAATTTTCGTGTAATTTGAATAATTTTAATAACTCGTGTAATGAATAATGATCAATGTTCAAATCCATACTTTATTGAATATTAAAATCATTTTAAATTATTTATATAGTATATGAAACAATATAAATGCAGAACTGCTACTCCTTATCCATTTAATACTGATATACGTTCTAAAAAAATAAGACAGGGTATAGTACAAACATTAAAACAAATAAAAAATAAATTACGTAAAACAAGAAAAAATCAAAAAAACATAAAGAAAAACATAAAGAATAAAAAAGTTAGATATAACAGTGCGGCAAATAAGGTGTATAATAATGATTTATATTAGATTCCCATAAACAATAATATTTTCCTTTGTTTTTTTCAGTTAACCAAAATTCAGGACTATTGTAAGATGCATATGTACACGGTTCTAATGTATTAATATAGGTTGATGATGCCCACCAAAAATTACCAGAATAGTGAACAGCTGGTTCTGCATGCAAATTTACACCAACTGTATCATATTCGTGGAGTGCTTCTAAACATTTTTTGTACTGATATATATTAAAATAACACAAATATTGAACCCATGCCTGTACATTTATATCAGTTGGTTTTGTAACTCCTTTTGTATGCAAATATAATACATTCATTCGTTCTGTTTTACAATCTTCATATATTTGATTAATTGTAAATACTTCATACAATGTAATATTGCGAGATACTACATGAATTTTAATTTTTGGATCTTTAAATATATTTTGATCATAATTTCCCAAAATACAACACCGAATTTCATGTATTTCTTCATACAATCCACTTTGTTTGATACACAACAATAAATACTCAAATACTTCTTTATAGTTATTAATACAACAGATATGGATATAAATAATATTCATATCTTTTGTTCATTATTCTATTTAAATTAGTTGGTTTTATATTTAATAATTTTCAAGAGTTCTAGCACTACAATCTTTGCTGTTCGTATATTTTGGCATCCACATATAGGGTACCACATTACTCATATTTGGATAATATTCATCAAATAACATTCTATAATATCGTTGTTCTGCAGTTACAGGAGGATTGTGCATAGATTCTGTATTTGTATTTGTATCTGGAACTTTTTCTTGAATAATTTGGTACCATGACCGTTTCAAAGAACTAACTCCATCACTAAATGCTTCCTTTGTACGGTTTGCAATACATGGTGGCAAATAATTTTCAAATGCTTTTCGCAACAATAATTTTTCACAATGGGGTGTAAACCGTATAGTTGGTTCTATAGTAAGATACCAGTCTACAAATTCCGGATCCAAAAAGGGCGTTCTAGCTTCTAATCCGTTAGAGGATGGTCCTTTATCACTTCGTAGTGCATCAAATAAATAAATATCTTTTACAAGTCGTCTACATTCTTTATCAAATTCTTTTGCATCTGGACATTTCTTCATATACAAATATCCGCCAGCCACTTCATCTGCTCCATCGCCATTGAATAGTACTTTAGCTTCACTTCGTTTACTAATTTCTTTACAAACTAAATAATTTCCAACACTTGCCCGAACTGATGTAGTATCATAACTTTCTATATTATAAATTACTTCTGGAATTATATTAAAGAAATCTTCCTCGGTTACAATAATGTTGGTATGCTTTGTACCTAGAAAATCTGCCATAATAGTTGCATATTTAAGATCTTCTGCACCTTCCAACCCAATACTGTATGTTTCCAATGGTTCCGTTATTCCTGCTTCGTCTCTTACTCTTTTCACCAATGCAGTAACAATACTGCTATCTAGTCCACCTGATAACAAACACGCAATTGGTCGTTCTGTAGTTAATACACGCTGTTTTACACAATTATATAATTTATCATGAATTGTTGTACAAGGAACGGCTAGATCATGTTCTTCAAAAAAAGTAAATTGTGTATATGATTTAGTATCTACTAATTGCCCTTTCTTAAATGTAGTAATTGTTCCTGGTAAATGATGATGAACTTCTGTCATATTTAAATCATTTACCATTTTTAACTCGGATGAAAATATGTGCATATTATTTAATGTAGAATGGTACAATGGTCTAACTCCATATGTATCGCGTACTGCATAAACATAATCTCGTTTTGAATCATAGAGTACAAATGCACACTCAGATGCATTTATACATTTCATTGTATATTCTATTCCATACAATTTGTATAAATGTACAATAATTTCACAATCAGATTGTGTTTGAGGTTGAATGTTTAGTTTATTAAACAATTCTTTGTAATTATAAATTTCACCATTGCAAACCAAATAAATTCCATCTATACAAAAGGGTTGATTAGATGTAGAATTTAATCCATTAATGGCAAGCCGATGAAATCCCATCCAAACTGAATTATCAATAATTTTAAAATCAGTATGATCTGGTCCACGATGTTCGCCCTTTTTAAAATTATTGCTAACAATAGTTGGACCAATAGATGGATTGATGACAGCTATAATACCGCACATGTAATATAATTAAATAAGAAACATTTAAGTATTTTGATTTAACCAAATATTTAAATTAACCAAATAAACTATTATAATATTGATCCCCTTCTGATACAGAAGTAGGACTATATTCTTTTAATTTTATAGATTCAAATCCATCCATAGTAGAATACACAATACGTTTTATTTTTAATTTACACAATTTATGATAACAATCTCTGCACGGATGCGAATCAACCCATTTATGATTTGTTTGATTTAAACGAACAATATATAATGTCATACGATTAAACTTGGGAGCGGTGAACTACTTTGATTGCATTGCGTACTGCATCTATTTCAGAATGACATGAACAACATTTTTCAATAATATGATCTTTAGAGTAATTACGATTACTATTGTATCCAAAACTAATTGGTTTACCATGATATACAAGTACTGCACCGTGTTTATAATGCATTTGCGATTTATGCGCACATGAACTTGCAATGGCCAAAAATCGTTCTTCTTTTCGCATACTTTATAAATGTTTATTTCTTTACATTTTTTACATATTAAATATATATATGGATGAAAATTCTAAAACTCAAAAATCTGTTGCTGTCGCTGGTGGCGGAGGAGGTATGTTACTTTTTTCATATTTTAGTGGTTCAAAAAAATACGGTAATTTTTATACCTTTTTAAAAGATGAATTTAATTGTTTATTATATGTAACATGGTTAGGATATTCAGGTGCATGTTTTTTGATTTTAATCAAATTAACACAACCAACATGTGAAGAAGGAGGAACACTAGAACCCATGTTGCCTACAAATTTAGACAATGCTCCATATTGTGGCGATATAGAAGAGATTAAAAAATTATCATGGTATGATTATTTATGTACAAATAAATCTCATTTTCCATATGGATTACGATCTGGAATGCCTAGTGTAGATATATATGTTTCCTTTTTTACAGGAATGTTAGCATTTTTGATATCTACCATTCGGTTTTCTATAAAAACTAGTTCACACTACTTGAATAAATATATAAACTGGGAACCAATTCAAGGTATATCACCTGCTGATACATTTTCTTTTTATATATTGCCAACATTTATATATTATGTTATTGGATTTCTTCCAGTTATATTTATAGTTATTAATTGTATTTCGTGTTATAAACAAGAGCATGCAAAATTTGCTTACTTAGTTGCACTAGTTGGTATTGTTAATATTTTTGTATACCCTAAAGGTGGTAATTTTATTACGAGATTCTTATGCTATATTTTATACATTATAGTTGGATGTATGTTTACATTTTGGTTATTACCAACTATAGTATTTGCAATGTCATCTGTTGGATGGTTTTATATTTATGCCTTTTTTAAATTATTACCATTCTTTTTTGTATATGGTGCAGGAATGACATGGAAAGAATTTATCAAACAAATATTAAAAGAAATTTCAGGTCATGCACGAGGATTGTGTATTCTATTTTTATATTTTTCTACTAAAATTGCTTATAAAAATTTAGATGAAAAAATAGCTTTGGGATATTATATTGCTAGTATGTGTATTATTTTATATTTATTGTTAACTTCGGTTGGTCCTGTAAGCAATGCAATGAATAATATTGGTAAATAGAAGAATTTAAACATATCGTTGTATAGACATAATGTTAGTATCTATTTGCACACCTACGTTTAACCGACGACCATTTATACCAAGCATGTTTAAATGTTTTCAACATCAAGATTATAAAGGAGCGGTAGAATGGATTATTGTAGATGATGGTACGGATAAAATAGAAGATTTGGTGCAAGCTTCCAATATTCCACAAATTCAATATTATAAAATAGATCAAAAATTAACTCTTGGAAAGAAACGTAATTTAATGCACAGTTATGCCAAAGGCGATATTATTGTATATATGGATGACGACGATTATTATCCACCTGAACGAGTTTCACATGCAGTACACATGTTACAATCTCATCCATCTGCATTATGTGCTGGATCCAGTATTCTGTACACTTATTTTAAAGAAATAGATAAAATTGTACAATTTGGTCCATATGGTCCTAATCATGCAACTGCAGGAACGTTTGCATTCAAACGCCAATTATTAAACATTACGTCTTATGAAGAAGATGCTGCACTCGGCGAAGAAAAACATTTTTTGAAAAATTATACAATACCAGTTGTACAATTAGATCCCAAAAAAGTTATTTTAGTTTGTGCACACAATCACAATACATTTGATAAACGAACTTTATTGAAAGATCCAGATGCACGAGTGGTACATTTTACTACAATGAAAATAAAAGAGTTTATTAAAGATACAGAATTACGACACTTTTTTAAAGTTAAAATGCATTTAGATTTAGATGCATATAAACCAGGAGATCCATCTATGAAACCAGATGTTATTGAATATATGGAAAAACGGAAACTAGAAAAATCATTTTGTATACAATTTGGTAATAAAATATTACAGGGAAATGAAATATTGCAACAATTAAATCAGCAACAACATTATATTAAACTTCTTACTGAAAAAATTGCAAAATTAGAAGCAGAAATTAAAGACGTTGAATTGGTGGCATAACAGATTGCTCTCTTTCTGATTTAATTTGTTCTAACGTTTTTGTTCCATTATTACCTATTTTATCCGGAACGTAATCTTCTGCTGGTGTATTGATACTAAAATTTTGATCTAAAGTTACAAAGTTATGCATTTGCCGAGTTCCACCCATTCCTTTTGTAGATAATTCACTTGGATCTTGGTCCCAAAAACTATAAGAATCAGACATACAAGACATTTGATTTATACTATAACATTCTGGTTCTCCATTTCCAGATGTTGCTAAAGTATTAATAGTTGTTTCTTTTGGCTGCAAAAATTGATAAATACTATCTTCTGTCAATACTTGCTTATTATCTAGTAATAACAATGCAGGTACACTTGTTATAGATTCTGGCAACAATACTTGATGTTGTTCTAATTGAAGTATTGTTTGCCCTTTAGAATTTCTAAATCGTTTATCAATACATATAAAATGAACTTCATGATTTAATTTTGTTTTAGCAAATAATTGTAACAATTTTTTGCTAGGTTCACAGAAATTACTATAATAACATATTGCCATATTCACTAAAAATATTAACAAATATTA